GAGCACGTTGACCTACCAACTCAATCAATAAGTTTTCAGCAGCAGATTTGATCTCTCTACGGGTCTGTGTATCGTTAGGCTCAAACAAGTACGGCTTAGCCAATATTGCCAATTGTCTACGCAAATATGCTACAAGTCTCACTACATTAATACGATCTAGCGCACTGGCCTCACTGGCACGAGTTTGTTGACCAAAGTTAACTAGCCCAACTCCGGGTAACGTAGCGATAGGGTTAATAGCAATCTTATCAGTTGGATTTTGTAACACATCCCTCAATGCTTGATATAGAGCTACTGTTTTAAATTCGCCCTCTCCATCAATGTATCCTACGGATGTAGCATTATCAACGCCGCCCCGGCGTGTTCCTGCTGGTGCAAACCATGGATAGCTCTTGGCATCACTATTGGTGATAGTACGTAGCATCATATGACTTGCTGGTACAACAATATTCTTACCTGTGTTATCTGTTGTGTAACCACTGGGGTAGAACACACCTAAATAATTATCGTGTGTAACTAATCCATCTTCACCGTTGTCATAGGCCTTGGCAGTGTTTTTACCCCATGCTGCTAAATCAGTTGCGCTCGGTGCCAATCTAAATGGTGTGTCACCTACTACAAATGCTGTTTGGCCAATATCTGTATTAAATGCAACCATGTTAGCAATAGCTTCTGGATATCCAGGTGTGGCAATTAGGTTGAAAGTTAGTGTATCTGTATCTCTAATTGCGGTGTTTGTATCAATGAAAGATTTTAATCCGCTGACAACAAACTTTCTCTGAGCTAGACGACCAAACACTCCGCTACCGTCCTCGTTGTTGCCGCTTACACAGGTCCAACGATTTGAGTTATAGTTAGCCATGCTTGCATTGTTGTACCTAACATTGTTGGCATTAACATCTATTGCACCGACCATATACTCTTTAACATTGTACCCGGACCGACGTAAGTTCCATAATCTAATACCTTTTGGATACAAGTCAGGATCTGGAGCATCTGGATCAACATAATTGCTGGACAATAGATTTACAATAGTTGCCGGATCTTCATCGGCTCCTGCTGTGCTCCAACGAGCATTAGCAAATACCCAACCATCTGGACTGGTTTGATCTGTGGTATCTTGTAGATTCCAAGTCTTTGAATCAGCATCATAGACATATACATCTTTGCCGTATCTGTCTGTATCAGCAGTGCTGACCCAAATATCATTTGTGACTAGATCTGTGCCATCACTTTGTGTTGTAGGCTCAAGGGCAGCTACAATAGGACCAGCTGGATCAGTGGTAGGATAAACAGTTAAGTATCCAGCCCACTTTGTGCCATCATGAACCATAATATCAACTTCACCTAAGTTAACATCATACCAAAGTTTTCCATCTGCCGGATCAGTATATGGAGCAGTGGTCTTAGCCTGATAGCCCAGTGGCTTCCAGTTTGTAGCTAAGAAATCAAATGCGCTATCCGGTGAAGTATATACATTGGTTATTGTGCTGGTGTTAATACTAGCATTGGACAATGGTGTTCCGGTGCCATCTTTATATTCAAAATCACCACCAAGTAAGTGACTGATTGTTAATTTATGAGTAGTATCGTTGTAGACTGCAGAGATATTAGTTAGTGTTGACGCAATAATTGCTGTTGCGATATTTTTAGCAACACTATTCTTTGCTCCGGTTGACCACGGAGAAACAGTGATCTGTATGGTAGGCCCCCAACTGGTGCTGCTGGCTTTTGTTTCTCTAATAGTGAAAGTTTGTGTAGCTGCACTACTGGTTGTGGTTACTGCAGGGCTAGACACTACAGTAGCACCGGATCCATTGCGTTTCCATAATTTAAAGTCAGCAACTGGATTAGTTGCGTGACTGTAATTGGACTCAATAAACAATGCACCTACTGCTATATTTTTTCCACCGCCTGTAAAGTCTAATTTTTGTAGTGCTTGTTGTGTGCTGGAATATATAGCTGTAGATACCGTGCTCCAAGTCTGAGTTGACCCGCTATAATACTTAACACTCCAATTTGCCCCATTACCGGGTGTAGTTGTTTTGACCCAAACACTACCTGTATGTGTAGCAGTAGAAGTAAAATTTGGATAGTCAGTGTGTGGGCTGATTTTTAATGTTTTGTTAGTAAGGGTGTTAGAAGCATTTAACCAACTAGTGCTGCCTACTACCTGCCAAGAAGAAGTAGACCTATACCATAGTGTATTTGCATTATCTGCTGTTACGACCATGGCATAATCGCCAACTGCTTCATCTAGTCTTCCTTCAACAGGAGTTATTCCATCATTGGTGACAGTATCTACATTGGTATCATCAATTATTAACGGAGTTATAGGAACAAAGTCGCCTTTGTTGCTTTTTAATGTTGGGTCCCATTCAAATATACCATATAGGCTGTTATCGCTATCAACCCAATATGTGCGATCAGCAGGGCTGCCTGTTGGAATACTGGTTGCTGGTTTTAGTTGTCCTAAATCGACATCAGCACGAGCAATGTAAGCACGTGAACTTACACCTAATAAACTGTATGCTGCCTGCAAACCGTATTCATTTAGTTCATTGCCGTGAACCGGGTTACCAGCAGTATCAGTATAAAACTTTGGAGTACCAAATGTATCTACTAAATCACGCTGACTAGTAATAACATATACTTTACCGCTATTAGCCGCTGTAGTGCCTTGAGCAGTTCCGCCACTTGGATTGGTTTTGTCTTGTGCTGTAGCAACGAATAAAATAGGAACTGTTCCCGGAGCAGCCGGAGTATAAAAACTCTCGTCGATTACTGTTACGAGCGTGCCTGGTGATTGTAGTGTAGCCATTTTGTATGATCTCCTGATGGATTTACTTTATATTATTTAGCTACTATATTAAAAATCTCCGGGTTAAATAAACATTGAAAAGGGCACAAAAAGGGCAGTCGTATGCGTAAATTATGTAAGAAATGTCAACAACGTCCGGTGGCCGTTAACTACCGTAAAGAAGGTCGTGTTTTTTATAGAAGTCAATGCGACCATTGTGCCAGGGGATTAAAAACAGAAAGGCCCCTATGGGCCTTATTGGGATATAAGAAAAAAGATCAGTGTGATCGTTGTGGGTTCAAGAGTCGCCACCCAGAAGTGTTCAATGTGTTTTATGTTGACGGCGACTTAACTAACAATAGAATTACTAATCTTAAAACAGTTTGTGCTAATTGCCAGCGAACACTTCATCAAGATGGAGTGCGTTGGCGTCAGGGCGATTTAACTCCCGACTTTTGATCACAGATTCTAACGCTGTAAATAGATCAGAAATAGATCCATTATTGTCAATTTCAAAATCAATAGATTGTCCAATCCACGCAGTTTCACTAGCGTGTATTCCTAATTGTTCTAATCGTTGCCTGCCGATTGCCCATCCTATAGTACGAGGACCGTTATTGTAATTTTCAGCGTGTTTATACCATTCAGGATCAGGACCTCGTTTAATTCTAACTACCATTCCTCCAGCATTTTTAATTGCTGTAATTTCATTAGGAAATCGAACATCACTAATAACAATGTTATCGCGAGTTTTACGCATTTTATTTTCTAAACTGGCAATCCAGATTTCGTCGTGAAATGCACCACGGAGTACTTCTGTGCCCCAATGTTGAAGAACCCATCTAGGGGTAAGATTCGGCAGGCCTAATCGCATTGACCACCAGGTATCGACTTGTTCGCGCCATTCTCTGGCTTCTTTGGTACGACCTTCTAGTAGTGTTCTATCCCAACCAAATACTGCTGCTACAGCGTCTTTCAGTGTGCTAGCGAAACTATCTCGCCTAAATTGATGATAATTTACAAGGTAATCTGCTGCTGTGTCTTTGCCGGCCGAGATAAATCCCACAAAACCGATGATCATATGTAATCCTCACTAGATAGCAATATTATATTACAGTCTAATTAAAAAATCAATCTTGATTTAGCCAATTACAAATGTAAGAGGAGTTCCGCCGTCTTTGTAATTAATCAGGTCTTGTTCCAACACTTCGATTTCGGCCTTGCCTTCGCCTTTGAGAGCAGCACCGTTTAACTGTGTGCTGCCTTGTGGGCTGGCAATACTGGCAAATTTTTCACGTGCCTCACCTAACATCAATTTACAAGTGGCCAAACTGTAGTCATATAACCACTGTCTTGCTTGTGGATCTTGCAATAGATTAAAGTCTGGGCGATAGTTATACATCCAAACTAGTAATTCTTCCTCGTTGCGAGGACGCTGCATCAGTGTTAGCAATTTAGTAGTTTGGTTAAATGTGAAATTAATATCACTACCAAACATTTTACCCACTTGTTTTTGATAACTGGCAAATGCGTAATAGGTGGCCAACCCGCCCATATGAGTAGATGTTAGCAAATAGGTATTAGAGTAGGCTAGGTTGAATGGCTCAAATAAACTACCGCCGTCTCCACCCCCTGTACGACTACCAATACTGCGGCGAAATAACTGTCGAATACCCATTACTTCTTTGGGCATAACGTAATCGTTGGTATCGGTTATTGTGGTAATAAATCCAAAACTTTCTTCAACGCTATTGCTGCTGCGTTGGCGAAATTTAGTCAGGGCGCGATCTATGGCAATATTGTAATCTTTTGGTTCTAATTCAACATCGACCATGCTGCCGCCCAGCATACTTTGAATATATTCTATGACTTGTTGTCTTTCGTTTAAGGAGTCGCTCATATGAATATTTATACTAATAAATACAAGACCAAGGAGAACTAAAATTCCACGCCTAAGTTTATACCGACCAGAGAAAGGAAAAGATTTTCGATTCCTAGATCGCATTATCAACGAAGAATTTCAAGTAGGTGGAACAGATGTCTACCTTCACAAATATTTAGGTCCTGTTGATCCGCTAGAAGGTGCCAGCACTCCTGGAATACCTGTGAATACTAATCCTATTCCAGAACTGGGTATTCAAGATGTGATCTTTATGGAAAATAGAGATAGACATTATGACCCCGATGTCTATGTTATGCGCTGTATCTATACCATGCAGGACTTGGATTTTAATTTAAGCCAGTTTGGATTGTTTCTACAAAATGACAACATTATGATTCATTTTCATTTGCGTAATACTGTGGATACAATTCAAAGAAAAGTCATGCCAGGTGATGTAATAGAATTACCGCACCTCAAAGATGAATACGCACTGGATAATAACTTGGTGGCATTAAAACGATTTTATGTTATACAGGATGTTAGTCGACCTGCCGCAGGATTTAGTCAAACTTGGTATCCGCATTTGCTTCGTGCTAAATGTGTGCCCATGGTGGATAGTCAAGAGTTTAAAGAAATACTAGAGAGTGATGCCGGAGCAGGCAATGGTAGTACATTAAAAGATCTGCTCAGCTCATATCAACGTAGCATAGAAATTAATGATCAAATTATAGCAGAGGCAGAAAAGGATGCGCCTAGCAGCGGATACAATACACAGAATTTATATGTTATTCCAACCAAAGAATCAGGATTAGTTAATACTGCCGATGCCAGTGCAGAATTTGTCGATGCCAGCACTGAGTTAGAAGTATTAGATGCCAGTGTAGTATTACAAACTCCTAATAAAAATTACTATTTGAATTATCTCAGCGACGACGGCATTCCTCCCAACGGAGCAGCATATGGTTTTGGTATATCCTTTCCGTCAAATCCTATTAAAGGACAATTTTTTCTAAGATCAGATTATTTGCCCAATAGATTATATAGATATGATGGTAGACACTGGATCAAATTTGAAGATAACGTGCGAATGACGTTGAATAATCTAGGTAATACAGATACGGCCAGCGGAACATTTGCTGGACAACAGGTTAAGAAGACACAAAAAATGACCTTTATCAATAATAATACTACCGCTACAATTAACGGTGAGGTGGTTCCGGAGCGCCAGGCACTAAGCAAAGCATTGCGTCCAAAGGCGGATAATTAAAATGAGTGATTTCTTTTATGATGGGCAAGTAAGGCGATACCTATCTCAGTTCATGCGCATTATGAGCAACTTCAGCGTGAAAGATGCCAAGGGACAATTGACTCGTGTTCCTGTGCGATATGGTGATATGGATCGTCAGGTATCTCAAATATTGAATAAAAACAGTGAAAACGCTATTCCTAGTGCGCCTTTTATTGCTTGCTATATCAAAGATTTACAATATGACCGTCCTAGAATGCAAGAACCCACATTTGTTAGCACAGTTAATATTAGAGAACGTGCAATAGATGCAGCCGGTAATCAATATCTAAACACTCAAGGTAGTAATTATACAGTAGAACGTATGATGCCTGTTCCATATCTTGCTGAATTTGCTGCAGATCTCTGGACTACCAATACTGATCAAAAATTACAGTTGTGGGAACAGATCGCAGTGTTGTTCAATCCCAGTTTAGAATTACAAACAACTGACAATTATATTGATTGGACTAGTATTAGTGTGCTGACTCTCAAAAGCCAGACTTGGACGAGTCAAACTGTACCTCAGGGATTAGAACAAAACATAGATATATTGAACATGGTGTTTGATACTCATGTGTGGATTACACCCCCAGTCAAGGTCAAGAAGTTAGGTATTATTACTAAAATTATTACCACAGCATTCAGTGTAGAACAAGGAGTTATTAGAGATGACTATAGCAATGCTGATGCTGTGTTAGAATCATTGGGGGACACATTACTTAATGTTGTAGTAACACCAGGCGATTTTGATTTGCTAGTGATGAACAATGTTGCTACATTGATATCACAGAACGGACAGAATGATTTCGTAGATCTCACCGTTCCTTCTTATCAAAATTCTTGGCGTAGTATATTAGATTTATATCCAGGATCATTTAAGGCAGGTATCAGTCAAATAAGATTAAAGAAAGATAATGGTACAGAAATAGTTGCTTACATTAGTCTTGATCCGGTAGACGAAAGACGCATGGCATTAAACATCGACAGCGATACTATACCTACAAATACTATTATTAGCGGTAGAGGAACAGTAGATGCTATTATTAATCCTGAAACATTTAACCCTAGTAGTAGAGTAAGTAGCACAAGATATTTAATTTTAGAAGACCTTAATA